GGTGGCGGCGGTGGTCAAGGCCAAACTACTGGTGAAATCGCTGGTGGTTCAGGCGGCGGTGGCGGTGGAATTGTCGCCTTTACTGGTGGAGCAGCAAATGGAAGTAATACAAACGTAGGTGGCACTGGCGCTCAAAGTGCATCATTTTATGCAGGGGGTGGTGGTGGTGGTGCGACAGCGGTTGGCGGTAACGGTGCCGCGGCTGCCCCAACAGTACCAGGAATCGGCGGCGCTGGTTATACCTTGACAAGCATTGATACTAATTTCACCGCTAGTAACTTTCCAACAACCTTCACGGGGATGACTGTTATTTCATCAGGCGCAGCAGGTGGTGGGTTGAACGACACTGGACCCCGAGCAATTACCAGTAGTGCCAGCGGAACAGGCAGTGGAAATAGTGGTATTAACTCTGGCACAACAAATCAACGAGTTGCATCTAACGCAACTGCATACGGTTGCGCAGGTGGTGGTGGTGGTTGGAATGGTGGTTCACCAAATAACACAGCAAGTGGCGATGGTTTCGCTGGTCTAGTGATAGTTAGGTATCTAAAATGAGAAACTACGCGCTTATTAAAAATGGAATTGTCATCAACGTCTCAACAGCAGATGATTCGTGGGACTCGGCTGGTTGGGTTGAATACACAAATGCTAGTCCTTGTGGTATCGGGTGGACTCACAATCTAGCCGAGGACATCTTTATAACGCCAAAGCCTTATCCATCNTGGGTAAGGAGTGGCTCATTCTGGNATGCNCCNATTCCAATGCCTATAGAAGATGGTAAGTTTTATCAGTGGGTTGAGGCTGACCTTAATTGGCAGGAAATATTATTTAATGACTAACAGCGAGGAGTTATACAATGAAGCCGCGTTTAAGCAAATCAGCGATTCAACTACGTGAACAGATAGACGATGCATTCCCAGATAGAGATCGAACTTCAGACGGCTGGATCGGTGACACGAGACATGCTGCGCGCAAGTCTGATCACAATCCAGATGTACTCGGCTGGGTTCGTGCCATTGACATTGACCGCGACCTTGCTGGTAAAAAAGGGAAGCCTGACCTCATGCCTGATCTGGTCGATCAGATTCGAGCATTGGCAAAGTCTGGCGATAAAAGAATCTCCTATATTATCTTCGACGGATTCATTTATTCGGCCACCTATCGCTTTAGAAAACGTAAGTACACAGGATCCAATCAGCACATCCACCACGCGCACTTCAGCTTTAAGAAAGAAGCTGACGTACTGGGTGAATTTTATCAAATACCTATGCTAGGAGGCACTCATGAAGTTAAGCGTTAAACAAAAGAAGGCGTTGAAGGATTACGGTCTAGCGGTATTAGCCTCAGCTGTAACTATGGGCGTTGCTTTACTGGCTGACTTGGCTCCACAGTATGCAATCATGATAGGCGCAGTAGCGGCTCCAGCCATGAAGTGGGCAAGCAAGAACTCCAAAGATTATGGTATCGGTGCATAATGTCCGTAGAAAATTATTTTAACCTTTATCTAGCCAGTATTGCTATTCTTGGTGGCATGGCTGGCTTCGTCATCACGCACCTACTCAATGAAATTAAGCGACTTAACGCGCGTGTCGATGAAATCCTTTTAATCCTTCTAGAGCGATAATTTTATTATGGCCAAGAAAAAGGTTATCGATCTCGATACTTATAACGCCTTAGATGCGTGGGCGATATCTCTTCAGGAGATGTATACATCCCTACGCAAAGCAGGATTATCAGTAGAGATCAGCCTTGCAATTATTGTCGAGCCGGGGGCTTACCCTGACTGGATCTTGCCATCGATCCCCGACCGAGTGGATCGCATACCCTATGAGGATGACGACGAGGACTAAATGAAACGCATTGTGATCGTTAGCGATTTACAAGTACCATTTCATGATAGACACGCAGTAAAGAATTTAGTAGGTTTTATAGCCAAGTTCAAACCTGATGAAGTAGTTACAATCGGCGATGAGATTGACTTCAATACAATCAGCAAGTGGTCAGAAGGGACACCAGAGGCATATGAACAGACTCTTGGAGATGATCGCGATGAAGCTGTTCAGGTTCTTTACGATCTACAAGTAACCCAAGTCATCCGCAGCAACCACACGGACCGTCTTTACAATCAGATCATGCGTAAGATCCCATCTTTCTTATCCTTGCCCGAACTTAGGTTCGAGAAGTTCATGAAGTTTGACGAACTGGGCATCACTTTCCACAAGAAGCCTTACCCTATAGCCTACAATTGGATAGCAGTGCATGGCGACCATACCCCTATCAAGTCACAAGGGGGTCTCTCAGCCCTTGAGGCAGCCCGTAGACACGGGAAGAGTGTCATCTCGGGTCATACCCACAGGGCAGGGAGATCGTCCTTTTCAGAGGCCTCTGGAGGCCGTATAGGGCGTGTCCTGCATGGCGTGGAAGTAGGTAATCTGATGGACTTTAGCAAGGCTAGTTATACCAAAGGATCGGCTAACTGGCAGCAAGCTTTTGCCATCATGTACGCAGACGGTAAGAACGTACAGGTGGACATCATCTACATCGAGAAGGATGGTACTTTTCTAGTAGCTGGTAAGCGCTATGGACGACCTAGATAACGACTTAAGTGTCCAGTATAGTAGCCACGTGTCCAAAGCTCAGAATCGTTATCATTTCGTTACCTAAATCCTCTTGCATAAGCCTAGATACCTGTCATAGTTAATCCATAAGCGAAGGGCGCTTATAGGAAAGGGAATCATGACAGTGCTACAGATTATATTCGTAGTAGCCACAATCCTCAGCTTTTTATTAGGTTATAAGGCTGGGTCAAATAGCGGCTATATTAAGGGGCGTAAAGCGGTCCGCGCCTACTACGAGCGAATTGATAAGGTGAGAGTGTGAAAGCCAGTGAAGTTCTTTTATCAGCAACTGACATCATCGGAGACCGAGGACGAGTTTATGGTCACCCTAGAGTTAATCAGACAAGAATCGCACTTAGACTCCAGCAGATGCTTGAAGTACCAGTATCGGATTATCAAGCTTGTCTGGCGATGGTCGAAGTTAAACTCGCACGACTACAAGAAACACCTAGCCACCTCGACAGCTATATCGATGCGTGTGCCTACCTTGCGATAGCATGTGAACTAGCCACTGAAGAAGAGGATGATAACTATGTTTAATCTTCGAAGATTACGAGACAGTAGAAGAGCGACTCATTAAGTTTTGGAAGGATCACCCAGATGGACAGATTCATACCCAGATTATTTCATCGTCCGGAACTCAATATATTGTTGCAGCTTCAATCTATAGGACAGAGTTAGATCCGCGGGCTTGGACAACTGGGCTCGCAGAAGAGACAGTAGCGGGGCGTGGGGTAACTCTACTTCTGCTCTGGAAAATTGCGAGACTTCAGCTATCGGTCGTGCGCTCGCTAATGCTGGTTATGCCACCAAAGGAAAGCGCGCTAGTCGCGAGGAAATGGGGAAAGTAGTGAAGTCAGAAGATCTAACTAAACTTAAAGAAGAGACAAAGGCCAAGATGGCACAATCATCGGGAGAATACATTCCAGTAGTTCGAGAGGATGATCCATGGACAGTCAAGAGTGCACCACAAGCGGCCACAATTCAGGAAGCGGTTGCGATGGTTAAGAGATTATCGGTGGTCAGACCGAGAGGGATATTCCTCGATGTCCTCATGGCGAGATGTATTGGAAAACTGGTACAGCGAAGACCGGTAAGCCATGGGGGCACTTTAAATGTATGGCTGCTGCTAATGGTGAAATAACTCGATGCCAGAAGCCAGACGATGTAATCTGGTATGAGATATCACCTAGTGGTGAATGGCGCAAACAGGCGGTCAGATAATGACAGAGGTGGGGGAATAATGGGATACATCAAGTTCTACAATCAAGACGGCGAGTGGGAGACATTTCCTACAGCAGAAGAAGAAGCTAATTTACGGGCGAATGCAATAGCACTAGAAGAACTTGGTTACAAGCTGATCTGCCAGATGTGTAATGTTATGCCTAACTGGATACAGATTAGACAGCGCTACATGCTTAAAGAGTGGCAGTGCAAGAACTG